GCACCTATGAAAAATAGACAATATTAAGAATCATAGTCTCAAGCATTCAAAAGAATGAATTTAATCGCTAAAGAATTAAATACTTTATTTGAAAATGAGAACGGGACTTCATTATTTAATGAAGACAAAAAATACATCTTAAAAAGAAGACCTACAAACGAAGAGTCGTATGGTACAGATGATATTGAACTTGACGAACAAACCCCGGCACCTGTTGCAGCACCTGTTGCGGCACCTGTTGCAGCACCTGTTGCAGCACCTGTTGCAGCACCTACAGCAGAACCTGTGGCAACTGACGATTCACTATCTTCTGATGAAGATGTTGATTTTGACGGAATGGGATCAGATGAAGAAGAGGATGATGACGAACCAGTTACAATGAAAATTATTCAAAAACTTACAGGTAAATTAGCACAAAAAATTAGAGCTTATAATAGTAATGAAGAAGAAGAAATGAGTGGAGATGACGTTAAATATGTTATAAATTCTGTTTTATCTTCATTAGATTTAACAACTTTAAATGATGACGATGTAGAAGAAATAATTGACCGATTAGAAGGTGTTGAAGAAGATGATCTTAATGACAATCCTGAAATGGGTGATGAAGAAGGAATGGGTGATGAAGAAGGAATGGGTGATCAAGAATTACCTCCACCATCAGAAGGAGGGGAAATGAAAGAGATTATGAGTTTAGAAGACGCTCTTAATGAAAAAATTCCGTCAGCATTTAGTAGAAACATGAGACAAGAATTAACAATGGGAGACAGTATGTTTGATCTAAATGATTATGAAGAAGAAGAAGATGAATATCCAAGACACGGATCAAAAATGAAACATAAATCATATCCAACTTTATCTCACGGAACATTTGGAGAATCAAAAATTGATAGAATTATTTCAAAATATTTTAATACTGATGTTAAAGAAAAAACAATACAAGAAGAAAATCAAAGAAAATTAAAAAAAGAAATGAGTGATTTTAATAAATCCGAGATTGTTAGATTATCAGAATCAATAAGACAAGAAAGATCATCATTAAAATTTATGGAAAATAACCCAAAATCTTCTTTGGTTGGTGTTACTAATAAAGGAAATTTAATTTTTAATAACGGTAATGGTATTCCTGATACTAAGATTACACGAAATGGATCAATTTCATGAATAAATTAATTTACATAAATGGAATGGGACCTAACTATAAAGGGGATAACATTTATGAATTTATTTTTTCTGATACATTAGAAGTGTGGGGAGACAATTGGGAATTAAAACCCGCAAATGGATATCCAACACCACCAGATGTTGAACATATTAAAAAAGTTGGTGTGTTAACAAATGGTGAGGTTAGTTTAGAGTTAATTCAAGATTCTGATTTATTTTCAATGTTAGATTCTATGGATGGTGTTATATCTTTAGGTTGGGAAAAAGAAAATAATGATATTGATTTTTCCATTATAAAAAGACTTGTCTTTAAATTTGGAGAAACGGAACAAGTTGTTAAAGATAAACTATACGAGCGAGACATTGTTCTTGAATTTGAAAAAAAAGTAGTATATGAGAACTAAAAAAGACATACAATTTTTATTAGAAAACGGTTTATCATCGTCTTTTCTTTCAAAATTAAATGATTCACAAACAAAATCTTTAGTGGAAAGATTTAATAAAAAAGAAACTAATGAAATAACTATGGTTTCTAGTGCTGATTCAGCAACTCAATCAAAATTACAATCAGAGAAAAAACCATATGAAGTATATGAAAAAACTGAAATGGATGAGGACTCAACATTTAATATTGTAAAAGATCCTGACGCAACTGAAGATGGTATGCCGACTACGGAAAGTGAATTAAAAGAAAAGTTTGAATCTCAATCTCAACAAAATTTCTTTTGGGCAAAATGTAACACAAGTAAAGGTGTTAAAAAGAATAAATGGTGTGAATTGGCAAGAGAGTTTTCTGATTCAACATCAAAAAAACAATACAAGACAATGCCCAAAAAGAAAAATCCTGAAAAAATGGATGAGGCTTATGAAAAATTTTTAGAAGACAAAATAGTGGGAATGATTGAAAGACGTATTGAACCAAAAATGACTAAAGGAGATATTCTAAAAACAATTTCAGAAAAAATGGAAAAAAATAATTCCATGATGTTGAGAAACCCAAAAAAAATGAGTATGTTTTCACATGAATCTGGCATTGAAGGTAAAAGAATGAAAAGACCAAATCAAATGATGCCGATTATGGGTTCAATGGAAGAAAACGACACAAAAGAAAAAGAAAGAACAAAAGAGAAGGATGCTCCGACTAAACCAGGAACACCCCCAAAAAGAAGAGGTAACCCCTTTAAAGACCCTAACCCTGGAGTTAAAGAAGCTCCAAGAGGAGAGAAAAAAAATAAAGAAAAAATGAAACAAGATTTTATTGGGTTAATTAAACAAGTATTTCAATAACAATGGATAATAAATATTTAGAAAGATTAATACAAAGATTAATTAAAGAAGCTCCTGTAGATTACGGAGATTATCCAGAAAGAATGGACCCAAGGGTTCAATCCTCAATTGAGGATCCCGAAGGATTATATGCTAAAAATAGATCTTTTAGACAGGGAGTTTCCGATGTTGAGAGAATTGCAGGAAAAAGATTTAAAGAGATTGTTGATTCCGTAAAACGTTATTATGGTACGGAAGAAAATATTACCGATCCATCAGTAAAAAGAGCAATACAAATGGAACAAATGGCAGCAGTAAGAGAGGTAATGAGTCTTGAAACTAGTCAAAATAGAGAAGCTTTGAGAGACCTTGCAGTTGAGATATCAGCAAAAGAAAGAGGTCATATGTCACCAAATATTACAATGAGTCAATCGTTAAAACAAAAAACAATAATTAAAAAACCTGGTCAAAACGGGGGTGTTATTTATGAGTTTCCTTATTTTAACATGTTAACTTTTTTGGGTGAACAACCTATTGATCCCGGAGCGTTTCAAATGAAACCAAAAGAAAGTAAAAAATTGGACTTACCAGCAAATTTCTCATTTGATGTAGATGAGTTAACTCCAGATGAAATACGACAACTTGAAATTGAAAAACGTAATGTAATTAACGCACTAATCCAAGGATCCGGTAAAAGAGGTCAATTTGCTTATCAACTATATAAAGATAGATTAGATGAAATTAATCCAAGATTATACTCATTGTATAATAAAATTATGTCAGCAAATGATTTAATGTATTTTACTGATCAACAGTTAATCGATAGTTTGGGTGGTAATGCCGCTGGAGCTTCAGGTAAATTAGATGGTGGTGACGATGATGATGATGATGACGAAGAATTTGATGATAGTGATGGTGAAAATGATGTTGACACATATTATGGTAATGGTCAAATATTCCCAATTTTATTACATGAATTAGACAAATCATTTAAAATGGTTCCGTCAAGAGAACAATGGAGAGGAATGGACCCATCAATGGCTCAGGATATTATGGGACAAACAGATAACATGTTAAATGAACCAGCACAATTTAGGGTTGGTGGTGAGTTAGTTAGAAAATTAAGAACATTACTACCTTATGAATTAATGGATGCCGACGGTAGAAAATATGAACCTTATTTTGAAAAAATTCTTTACAGTATTCCTGCAGAAGAATTTTTAAAAAATGTAATTGCAAATGTTGTTTCTGACAATGAAAATGATAATAATAAGGCAAAACGTAAATTTGAAGAAATTTTAAAAGATGCTAAAAGTCAGTACGATAAATTTAATAACGAAAATGATGATGAAGATGAACCTGGATATGATGAAGACGATGATGACATTCTTAAACAATTAGGTCTTTAATAATTTATTAAAATAACTAAAAACCCCCTTTTATGAAAATAACTGGGGGTTTTGATATTTATCAATAAAAACTTTTATGGGTTTATCTAAAGAACAAGTAATGTTAGAGTATGTTAAATGTATGACAGACACAACTTACGCATTAAAAACTTACTTACAAACATATGATAATACGGTTTCACAATACGTACCGTTAGAGTTATTTCCCGATCAAATATCATTATTAGAAGATTATGAAAATTATAATGAAAACATTGCTCTAAAATATCGACAAGCCGGAGTAACAACTGTAACCGCCGCTTGGGCATCAAAAAAATTGGCATTCGCAAAAAAAAATAAACCTGAAAAAATTCTTATTATTGCTAATAAACTTGACACATCTCAAGAAATGGCAAATAAAATTAGATCTTTTGTTAGTCAATGGCCTTCTTGGGTTGGTATTGGATTTGCGGTAGAAAAAAACGCACAAAAACATTATAAATTAACTAATGGGTCTGAAGTGAAGGCGGTTGCAACATCAAAAGATGCTTTACGTGGATTTACCCCCACAATACTTGTATTTGATGAGGCAGCATTTATTGAAGCTGATAGTGATTTTTGGGCGGCTTGTATGGCATCCCTATCCACAGGGGGTAAGGTAATTGTGGTTTCAACACCAAATGGTTATGACCAAATTTATTATGAAATATATGATCAAGCGTTAAGAAATATCAATGATTTTAAAATTTCTGAAATGTATTGGTTTAGAGATCCAAGATATACCAAAGATTTATATTTAGTTAAAACAGAGAATATTATTCATTATTTGTTAAATAAAGAAGAGTATACTGATGATAATATTATTAGTTGGGATGGGATCCCATTTGTAGAAAGAGATTACGTTAAACTAAAATCAATTATGGATACAGGTTATAAACCTTGTTCTTCTTGGTTTGAGGGTATGGTAAAAAAACTTAAATACGATAAGAGAAAAGTATCCCAAGAGTTGGAATGTAATTTTTTAGGATCTGGAGATAATGTATTTGATTCTAATATGTTACAAACAATTCGTGAAAATATGTTAAAGGAACCCCAAAATAAAATGATGGGAAATTCATTATGGATTTGGAAAGAGGCGGAAGTTGGTCACAAATATATTATGGGAGTCGATGTCTCTCGTGGTGATAGTGAGGATTTTAGTACAATTCAAATTGTTGATTTTGACACAAGAGAACAGGTGTTAGAATATATTGGAAAAATTCCACCAGATACGTTGGCTGAGGTTGCCTTTAAATGGGCGAATATGTATTCAGCATTTGTTGTAGTTGATATTACCGGTGGTATGGGTATTACAACCGTACGTAAATTACAAGAATTTGATTATAAAAATCTTTATGTTGATGGTGTTGATCAAAATAATATGTGGAGGTCGGCATCAAGAACGGTAGATAAAATACCAGGAATTAACTTTAATTCTAAACGAGTACAGATCATTGCGGCATTTGAGGAGGGTTTAAGACACGGATTTAGAATGTATAGTTCTAGACTATATAACGAAATGAATACTTTTGTTTATATAAACGGTAGACCTGATCACCAAAAAGGACATCACGATGATTTAATTATGTCTATTGCCATGGCATTATACGTGGGGGAGTCATCATTTTCAAGTTTAGAAAAAGTAACAGAACATACAAAATCAATGATTGAGTCTTGGACCATAAGTAATAATGAATCTGTTAAGGATATAATTAATTTTAACCCAACAATGCCAAATATAGGACATGACTCAAGAAGAAATAATAGTGGACCAAGTAGAGGTGATTACGAAAAATACGGTTGGTTATTTGGGGGTAGATAATATTTATTAATAAAATATAATGGGATTAAGTGTAAGGAGAAGATCGGGAAAAATAATGGGTGGATCAAGTTTAATTGTACCTGGTCAAGATATGTTAACAGCTAAGGTTTTTGATGTAGGGTTTTCGAATAAAAGGGGGTCATTACCAAATCAACATAGAGAGTCTCCAAGTACGTCGGTAACACCAACACCAACTAATACTGTAACACCAACAAATACTCCAATACCCACAAATACGCCAACTAATACACCAACAAATACCTCAACACCAAGTGTAACTCCAACAAATACCTCAACACCAAGTGTAACCCCAACAAATACTCAAACACCAACTAACACTCAAACACCAACTAATACTCAAACTCCAACAAATACTCAAACTCCAACAAATACTCAAACTCCAACAAATACTCAAACTCCAACTAACACTCAAACTCCAACTAACACTCAAACTCCAACTAACACTCAAACTCCAACTAACACTCAAACACCAACTAATACTCAAACTCCAACTGAAAGTCCAACCAATACACCAACACCAACACCAACTGAAACACCCGTTAATTGTGTTGAAGGGACTATACCAAAGGACACCGTATACTCATATTACTCATGTTGTTACCCTTACGGACAAATAAGTGGAACAAGTGGACCTAGCACCACTGGATATACTGTATGTTATAATCCTTTTTCTGCTTCCACAAATGTTACCCCAGTTTCACCTCAAGTAATTTGTAATACATCCCTATTAACTAGTTGTTGTGAAATTCAATTGGGTTACAATGATATCTTTGACGATCCATGTGGTGCTCCACAATCAACATACTATATAAGTGCCCCTTGTCTTGTACCTACTTGTAGACTTGACACTGCGTTTGCAGTCTATACAGATGACTCTTGCACTACACTAGCAGTTGACGGATATTATTCAGATGGTATTAGTTATGGTTTACAAAGTAGTGGGATTTTTACTTCTCAAGGTCCATGTTAAAAATATGTCCCCAATCATTGTTGGTGAAGATAAGTATTTAAAATTTGTAACTCAAATACGGTTTAATAAGTAAAAAGACAAACTATTTAGATATTTATCATTATACTTAATTTTTTAATATGGAAAATAACAATCAAAATCTTACAATATGGCAAAGGTTATCAAAAACATTTGGACCAAATTCACTTTTAGGTCAAGATTTGCCAACATATTCTTTAGATAAGAAAGAATTACTAAAAACAACTGATAAACAGGAATACGAAAAAGAAAAACTACAGGCACAACAATCTATGTATTTGTCGGGTCAATGGGCAAAAATAGAAAATAATTTATATACTCAAGCGATTTATTATGAACCAACAAGACTGGCATCATTTTATGATTATGAATCAATGGAATTTACTCCTGAGATATCCACCGCTTTAGATATATATGCTGAAGAGTCGACCACACCTAATCAAGACGGTTATATACTACAAATATATTCTGAATCAAAAAGAGTAAAAGGCATATTAACAGATTTATTTAATAATGTGTTAGATGTTAACACTAATTTACAAATGTGGACAAGAAATACCTGTAAATATGGTGACAATTTTGTATATCTAAAATTAGACTCAGAAAAAGGTGTTGTTGGATGTATGCAATTACCAAACATTGAAATAGAACGTTTGGAAAGGGGTATGGCAGCAAAATCAATTAATGCGGAAGTAGACCCAAAAGATAAAGGATTAAGATTCCATTGGAAAGTAAAAGACATGGAATTTA